TTAATTCCTGTTTGATCTCTCTGATCTCCGCCGTTATAGCCTGGAACTGTGCCTGTCGCATTGCCTAGATGAGCCTCTGTGTGATTTTGTTTGTGCCTAAATGTACTGTTATTTATCAGTGGGACCGGCGTATGAAAAGTACGTGTTTATGATCCCGCCCGCCAGTGCACCGATTATCTTCTGCCTGTCAGTGCCAGTCATCTCCTTGGTGACGAAGGTGTGTATGGGCAGGTGTGCTGTGTTGGTGCAGTCGGCCACGATGGGTATGAGGCTGAAATCCTCCACCAGGCTCGCCGTTGGATCGACAAAGTCTCCATACACTCCCGACTGTTCCGTGAAGAACTGGAAGTGCCAGGTGGAGTGTGCACCTTCGTAGTAGGATCCGAATGCGTGATTGCCCAGGTCGGGCAGTTCCATTTTCTGTGGCGGATGTTCCCATGTGATGTTACCCCTCATCTGTAGCAGTTGCACCAAGGTTGAGAAGTTGCTGTTTTGATTCCTTGCTATTGCGAGAGAGTGCTTGTCCTGTATGTCGTGGCCGGCATCGGTTTTAAATGGAAACTGTCGTTTGAGATTACCATTGTTGGTGATGTCTACCAGTGTGTGGATCCTGTACTCGTGCATATCGATATTTACGTCAAGAAAAAAGGGCGAACCTAATTAAAGATCCGCCCCTTTTTGGTAAACTACCTAACGTCTGTGTTATTACACAGCCGCCGCAGTTAAGATAGCGATGTCAGTTGCTGTTACTGTCGCATTTGAGATAGTTGCTGTAACTGAACCTGCACCGTTCAACGCTCTGATGGCATCTCTTAAAGTGTTTGCACTTATTAGAGTACCCAGAGAGTCTGTTCTCACTGTGTAAGTTTTCTGTGTACCTGTATCAGCCAACGGTCCTTCTGAAAGGATGTTGATGTACGAACCGATAACTGCTCTTACCGCCTCTAAACCTGCTGTTGCAGATCCAGATGACAAGTCGCTTGTTTCAGCCGCCATTGAGTTGATGAAGTCCACTGTGAAAGAAGATGTTGCTACACCTTCTAGTTCAACATTAGTAACGTGACTAAAGTTATTTTTAGTTGCTGGCATTTGTTTGCTCCTGTTCTAATTAAGATACAATCAATACGATTAAGCGTATTTGAATGTAGTTTTAATTGTTACAGCAACAGTACCTGAAGTAAAATCAATCGAGTCTACTGTTCCTAGGTTGATGATGTCTTCTACTAAAACTTGAGCTAAAGTTCCTGTCACAGTTCCATCCAATGATGTGAAATCATTGATAGTGCTTGTGAAGTCACCTTCTAGTAAGAAATCTTGTTTCGTACCAGTGTCATAAACCGCACCTGCGGCTAAGATTGTTGCTCTTGATAGTATAGTGTTTGAGACTGCTTCCATGGCTTCTCTTGAAGCATCTGCGTCTACGTCCCAGTCCACTGAGATCATAGTGATTGCCTTACCGATAAAGTCTTGCTCTCCGATTAGTGCAGTCACCGTTCTGTTTGGTGCTATTGGCATTTGTTATCCTCCTTTTTTTCTGTTAACATAATGCTTTGATTCCGCTCAGGAATCAAGTTGTAAGTATTTATAGGTTAATTTGGTAAATTATGCTGTAATATTAAGATTTAAGCCACACTTCGTCACTTCTCACACGTGAATGATGGTCATAACCCAGGTTCCGCAGTATTTTCCTAGATTCCGCAACTATCTTGGGCCTCTTGCGTTCCTTCATCTCGATGTTGATCACAGGATTGTTTCTCTTAAGAGTATCCCGTGCACCTTGGAGCACAGGTATCTCGAACCCATCCACATCTATCTTGATGTAGTCAACATCACGGAGATCGAAACTGTCAAGGGATCGGCATTCTATGTCACCTTCCCTGGGTTTGGTGTCCCCCACCACGTAGTTTAGATGTGTGTGATTGGTGCCCTGTTCGGCCGTGTGTGCATGTGTGCTCAACCCATACGGATACAGTGTGACGTTTGATTCTGTGATGTTCTTTTTGAAACAGTTTCTAAAATTTGGATTGGGTTCGAAACAGATCACATGGTCAAACCTCTTGGCCAGTGGCCTGGTCCATTCGCCCACGTTGGCACCCACGTCGATCGCAGTCCTCCAACTCTTGACGTATTTCAAACTGGCATCTCTCTGTGCCTGCTGTCCGTTGCCTGCCTCTTCTAGGAATGTTGGTTCTGTATGCTGACCGTAGAGTACCCAGAAACTATTTTCGTTTGGCATCACACTCTTTACAAGCACAGTCTGGACAGTCCCTGCACTCGGTACAGGATTTTCTACAGTGCTGTTCGCACTCACACTTCTCACAGATGTACTTGATCATTTTCAAAATGCCCTCTCTAGACATCTGTCACAGTCACAGTGATCACACTTCTCACAGTTAGAGCAGGGCTCATCACAATGTGGATTGCAGTTGCACCTGTGGCATTTTTTTCTTTGTTCTTCCATTACAGTTCCTTGAATTTCTTTAATATGTCAGTGTTAGGCAGTTTGGCCTGTAGTTGCTGTTGCAGTCTGTGTAAGGTCTGCATCTTCATCTTTGAATCCAACTTCGTGTAGTTGGCCACTGCTCGCCTGATGTTCTTGAGGTTGGCATCAGTGATGTTGAGAGATCTCTCTAGATGTGTAAGATTCTTAAAGTGTTCTTCCCATGTCCTTAGGTATCTTCTCAATGCCATAACGGGCACGGGTTGTCTCTGCCTCATGGCCTGTGCTTCGTCCTTGTTCTTTAGTTTCTTGGTGATCTCCGGATCTCCTGATACAATGGCCAACATGTTGGCTAGATCATTGTTGATCATCCTGACTTGGTCGAAAGTTCCCTTGGCCATGGTCTGGTCCGCGTATGACTTGGCGAAATCTGCTGTGTCCTTGTTCTGACTCATCAAGGCCAGTGCCAGGAAACTGAGATATATCCTCTCTGTGACCTCCGGGAAAGTGAATCTCTGCAAGTCACTATTCCGTCTTATTACCTTGCCCTCAGATACATACTTTAAAAATGGCGTTAACATACGGATATTTATAGGCGATATGCAACGAAACTTTATTCTCACAGACATAATGAAGACCGGATACCATCTTGACCTGGAGCAGTTCATCAATATGAACACATTGGGTGAACAGCAGTTCGAAATGACCGGTGAGTATTACACCCTACACAACTATGACTTGGACAGTTATGATCGTAAATTTGCCATCATTGATGTGAGACTCGATAATGACAGACTGAAAGGCAACACGGAATTCGATTTAGAACTTAAGAAACGTTGTGACCTATTGCACAGTCAGGATTTTAAGTTCATAAAAGCGACACCCTGGGAATCAGTAGAGAATGTTACATCAAGTCCACAGTATCCTGAGATAGATATAGAACATTTCAAATGGACTGGTGGCACTAGTTGGTTCTGGTACTACATGTATAACAAACACAAGGACAATAAATTCAATTTCACACACGATCACAACGGCAGTTACTGGCACAAGGTACACGAGTTCTTGTACCTCAACAAGTATCCTAGAAACCACAGGGTTAAACTGTACAACAAGCTCAAGGATGCCAATGTCTTAGATAATAGCATATACACTTTCACCATGCTCGATGATCCTATTAGATTAGACAAGAAATACGAATTACCTGGCATAGACCCCAAAGACTATCCACGTTTTGGCAAAGATCAAGACATATACGAACTGCCATACATAGACACAGTCTGTTCAATAGTTTCAGAGACAAACGTCAACAATGACGAAATCTTCATGACAGAGAAAATATGGAAGCCAATCATGGCACAACATCTTTTCATAGTTCATGGCAATCATCTGTACCTACAGAAATTGAGAGAGATGGGTTTTAAAACATTTAGTAACTACTTTGATGAAAGTTATGACCTCGAACAGGATCCAGATGTGCGTATCGACAAGATAGTTTCGTTGTGTAAAGAATTAAAAGACCCTTCAACAGATCTTAAACACGGACATAAAAAATGGCAGGACATCTATCTGCAGACAAAGGCGTTGAGACAACACAACTATGATACCATGTTCAATAAAGAGAAATTAAGTTTGGAAATTAATAAGACTATTAATCTATTTCTTGAATTTGCTGATAGTAGTCAAATTCCTTCTTGAGAATCCCAACCTATCTACCAACTTGACAGCATTACCTGACCTGTCTACTGCAACGAAACCCTCTGGTTCTGTGACTTCTAGACCACTGTCCGTCTGTTGGAATGAACCTATGGCCTGTGCTTGATTCATTTTCTTCAATACAAATGCTTTCATGGTCTGCACCGCTCTATAGAATGTCAGCATGGCCTGTAATGGTTTCTTGGCCCTATTAAGGAACACCGGCATCTGTTTCATCTTGTCCTGTCTCAACTGCAAGGCCTTCTGTGCCTTCAGTCCTGACATCTGCTGTTGCATCCTATCGTTGTAGAATTTCTTGAATCCTAGTAGGAACTTGTTGGCATCGTTTGGCAGTTGCCCTTCTCTGACCATGGCATTGATGTACATCTGGAACATGGGTATGAAATCTTGGTTCTGTCCCAACACGCTTGATAGATTCCGTGGCACACCGTTCAACAATCCTTCTAACTTCTCTATTCCGTTGTAGAATTGTTTGGTCTCATCGTCTGTGAACTTGGCACTTCCTGATACATCCTTGTAGGTGGCGTTGTCAAAGAACACGTCATTACTTTTGGTGAAGGAACTTACGTCTGCTCCGCCTTTCGCATTCATATCTGCTAAGGAATCTCCAACGTATGTTGTGTGGAATATGATTCCCACTTTCGCCCTGTCTATCTGTTTGCCCAATTCACTCGCTTCTGGTACCGCATAGGTGATAGTGTTGGGCGTGAATGTTAGATTGGGTTTGCCATCCACATTCTTACGTGTGATGTCCTCGTCAGTGAATAACAGGTCACCCTGCACCACTCCCTGTATGTTCAGTTTCTTTAGATGCACAAGACACTTCAACAACTTCTGTCCTAGGTCGTCTGTGCCATGGTTGTTGGCTATGTCCTTCTTAGTGTAGTTGACCTTTGCGTTCTTGGCGAAAACTGATTTGGTTCCAACAAAGAAACGGCCATTGTCTGGATTGGTTCCACACACCACGGCAGGCGCACCATCCCATTTCACAGAAACACTCATGGCCTCTGAGCTGGTACCTTTGAGTGTCAGTAGCAATCCCCTGAAGTATTCCACCACCGCCTTACCACCTTCATATCCGTCAGTGATCACTATGTCCTCGATGTGTTCAAGGTGTGTCCTCTTGAATTCTGTTAGGACATCTTCTATCAACATTGATTAGTCCTCTTTGTATTCGCCGTCTTTGATTTTAAGCACGTTCTCTTTTACATCTCTGTTCTCTTTGATACGTGCGACACCTTTGCTGAACTTGGATGCGTCCATGTTCTTAAGTGCTGAGTTGAATTTCTTCTCTAGTTTGAACGCTGTGTCCTGGTCAAAATTTTCTCTGATGTAGGTCATTAGTCTAATTGCACTCTCTAGGATGTGAGACGCCCTGCTCTCCACGACCTCTTCCTTGTCTCTTCTAAGAGGCATTGAGCTTAGTTCTTCTAATAAACTTTTAGTGTGTTTTTGCATTGTAGGTATTTACTTCTTATTGTAGCACAATTCTAACATAAGTCTACTAGGAGACCAGTTTTTTATACACAAAATACTTACGTTGGTTGGTGTCATCACGTATATCTAACACTTTTAAGTTGAAAATTTCTGCCAGTTCTATGATAAACGGAACATTCCAGGCAAAGAATTCTATCCAATCTGCCTCGGGTTTGTCGTGTTGCACACCTGGGTTGACCCTGAAGAACATTGTGCCGCCTTCCGCTAACAGGTTCACACATCTCGACACTTCTGCAATTATCTTGTCCCGGCTACCAAAGTTTACCGAACCCAGACACATGATCACGTCAAACCGTTGATCCGTCTTATAGTCCAGTGTGCTGACCTGAAGGTCCGCTCGATCGTTGTAGGGATCTATGCCTATTAGGTTGTCTATCTTGCCCTTGAATTCGTTGTAGCCACAGCCTACATCAAGCACTGCCCTTGGTTTGATACTGTTCACTTCGTCAATTAGTGCCACACCCGAATACTTCCATTTCTTCATGTCGTTCTGCCAGTACTTGGAGAAGTACTTGTGTAGACAGGCGTTATCTATGGCTTCTACGTATTGTTCTATTGTGTCGCAACGTTTCACTTCCACACCAAATGTATCCAAGATGTATGGTTGTGTTATCTTTGTTAGATCGTTTTGGCTGTGTGCCAATAATTGGGCGAATATCTTTTTGTTCATACTTTATATTATATTAAAAGTTTGAATGTGTCTATATTTTTTTCTTTATTGGCTTTGCTAGTATGTCTCTGGTCCTGTCTGTCATCACGCCGGTGATTACCAACATGGGTCTGGGCTTGTTGCTGGCGTTTGCGGTTGCGTGTGGAATGTTCTGCCAATCGAATTTGTGTATGTCTCCTGTTCTCCATCTGTCGAACTGTTCATTTCCATACATTAGAAACTGTCCAGGTTCCCAATCCTGTAGCATGACCATTATACGGACAACATTGTTCGGATCAGCATCTAGGTCATATAACTTGTCTATGTGCATGTTCAATACCTCACCTGTGAACTGCACGTGTAGTTTTGACTTGGTCGATGACAATTCAAAAAAATCTGTCATTTTCTGTAGTGTTGGACATCTTGTAAAATCTTTCAGTCCTCGGTATATGGTCATCTTGGGATCAGCACCTGCTGTTCTTAGATCATTCTCTTCTGCTTCCACATCGACATTGACGTTTTCTCTGCCCGTGCCTTCCCTACGGTTGCCCCAGTTCAGGGGTTTGGCATCTTCTATCACTGCCTGTAGTTCGGTCTGCCACCCACCCGTGAACTTGCCCAGGTGTTGCACACAGTCTGTGTCCCGGTGCCACTTGTTGAAGTGATAGTTGCTTCTTGCTCTTGCGTCTTCCCAATTACTTGTAGACATATACTTCGATTCCTTTTGTTTGGTAATCGTGAAATTT